TCAGCATCAAGTCCCTCTATAATACGTTTAGCAGCTTTAACTGAGTTTGTTGCAAGCATACTGCGAGTACGCTCTATAATCTCGTCACGCAGTGAGCGTGTCAGCCAGGATCTTGACTGTTCTTTATAGCCAGCAGCAAGTACAGCATTCTTAACGTGACCTCCGTTGTGCAGAAGCTCGTCTAGAAACTTTTCCTGCTTTTCTGTTAGTTTTCGTTTCTGTACGCTCGGCAAGCTCATCTAAATCTCTTCGTATTCGTTCTGCCAGTAATCTTGAATCTCTTTCAAACTTGTATTCTTTTTGTCTTGGCGTTATTAATGTATGTAAAGCTTGCTCAATCATGTCCCAGATACAGAAACGAACACTCCCTGTTCGCTCTCTTTTTCTAATTTATTCAGTTCTTCTGAGTTATTTCTTATAAGCTCTATCAGAGATTCCTGAGTTACTTTGTTTTGAATGCTCATAATAGATATATTGCAGTGTGTTGTCTTTAGAGCGTCAGACATGTGTTCCAGTTTGCAAGCTATTGGCCTGTCTTCGTAGATGCTGCATTGGTCGTCATCCTGCAAATATTGACAACTAACAATGCTGTCAGTATCTGGATTGTATCTTTGACAGCATTTGCCGCACTGGATACACTCCCAAGGATCTGGTATAACATACTGCTTAAGATTGCGTAAACAGTCAGATTCTTTACTGGTATTATTCTGCAACCTAGGAAATGCGTCTTACGAACTGCGCCCTTTACACTAATGAATAATAGAAAGGAAAGAAAATAGACTGTCTACGCAAACCAGAGGACTCTATATTGTTATGGTCTTGCAGGGGGGAAGAAAATTTGCTCCATCTCATACTTATGTCTTTTATTGTATTTACGGTTGAGTGTGAACTATCTTTTCAGCCTACAAGCCCTATATTACATTATAGTGCTGTATAACGATCTGTCAAGTAAAAAAGTTAATAATAAAGAAAAAACACACCTTAAATGGGTATATTGCATTTTTTACTTGACAGATCTGTGAGGAGCGCTATAATGGTGGTAACACCCCAGGCGATGTAGACCTATGTCTATATAGTACATGAACACCTGTAACGATCATAGTGTTATATTGTAACTTGTCAAGAAATGGAGACTAAGAAGCACATTTAAGGTGTGCTTTTTTATTTGTTAACCCCCCTTAATACTCCCCATAGTAAGACAAGGCTATAGGTTTCA